CCCTGTTGTAACCGCACCTGCTACTACATACGCTTGAACAGGTTGCATATTTTGTTCTGCCATACCTTGTGCTATTTGATTTGCACCACCTTGACCTACTACATTGAAAGAAGGGGCTGAACCTGCACCTGCACCACCACCCGTTCCTGCACCTGCACCACTCGGAGCACCACCACCACCTAAAGCAGAAAGTGCTTTTGATGTAGCTGCTATATTTGCTGCAATACCTAAACCTGCAGAAACTTGATTCATTATTTTTTTAGTAGCTAAATATGGAATACCTGCAGGACCCATTAAAGCTGCTGCTGCTGTATCGGCTGCATTAGCTGCTTGTGTACCAATTATAATTCTTGCAATACCCATAGCACTTTCAGCAATAATTAAACCTTTTTGTATATCTTCATTTCCTTCAAACAAGCCTTTTAATAAACTTAAACCACCTTCTATATTTGATAATGTAGCTTCTTGTATTGCTTTTTTACCTTCTAAAGTTGCTTTTTCTTGTTCTAATATTTTTTCTTTAGTTTGTGTTGCATTAAGAATTAAAGCATTATCTATTTCTTGTTTTTTAGTTTTAAAAGCTAATTCAGCATCTACTCTTGCTTGTGTACCTAAAGTTGCAGCATTTATATTATTTTGTAACCTTTCAAGTTCAATTCTTTTTTCTTCTTCTAAATTAGCTTTTTGTTTTGCTAATTTTTTTAATTCGTTTGTTTCTAATTCTTCATCAAATTTTCTTTGTTCAATAGCTAAAGCATTTAAACCTTCAATTTCTGATTGACCTAAAGCAATTTTTTCTTTTTGTAAAGAAATGTTATTTGCAATTTGTTCACTTCGTAAACCTTCAACTTGTGCTAATACTCCTTCTTTATTTGCTAATGCTTCTGTTACAGCAGCTTGGTTTTCAATGCTTTTATTCATTGAATAATTTGCTTGGGCTGCTTGAACTTGTAAATCAGCTTGGGCTATCATAGCTTTTTGCTGTTTTTCTAAAACTTTCTGTAAATCATTATTAGCTTTAATTCTATCATCAATGCTTAATAAATCATTATCCCTAATTTGTCTTAATTTTTCTGCTTGTCTATCATATTGTTCAACTAACCTACCTTGTTCTGCAGCAGCTAATATAGCAGTGTTTTGTAGTTTAACATTTGCCTCGGATGCTTTATATGTTTTAACAGCATAATTTGTAATTGCTTCTGCAGCATCACCTAAAGCTTTACCTGTTCTATCAACTGTATTATTAACACCTGTAAATATATCAACGGATTCTTTACCTGCTTTTTTAACAGAATCCATAGCACCTGCAAAATCACCCTGAAATACTTTGCTTATTGCTTCACCAATATAACCTATTGTATCTAAAAATGAATTAAACCTTTCAATTAAATTTTCTTTAACTAAATCACCAAACTTTTTTAAATACTTTGTAGGATTTTCAAATACATCTTTAAATACATTTATAACAGCAGGGAAATTATCCATTACAAAGCCAACCAAATCATTAAAGGCAATAGATAAAGCACCAATAACAGTATTAAAAGCATCTACAACTTTTTGATTTTTACCTAATACTTCCTTAAAAATATTAAATGCTTCTAAAACTAAACCAATACCAAGTGCTTTAATAGCAAGTCCCATTCCTTTAAACCCATCGGACATAGCTTTAATTCCTGATTCAGCATTTTTAGTAGATTTTTGTATGCTTTTTATTTCATCTGCAGTATCATCAAAAGTAGAATTTAATTTTTTTACTTCTTTAGTAACAACATCTAAATTACTTTGTATTTCTAAATTTACTATTTTGTTTTCCATTCTCTTTTTATTTTTTCAAATGCTTGTTTCCAAGAAGTTGTTAATTTATATTTTCCTTTTGCTATTTCTATTACTTCACTTTGTCCGTAATGTTCGTGTAGTGATAATAATTCTAAAATGTTTTTTATCATATTGCAGTTTGTAAAAAATTAATGTATTCTGTTTTTTGTAATACACCATCAATGTAATATTCAATACCTATTCTATCAGTTCTATCTGCACCTGAATTAGCAGGTATAGTAACTGTTAAAGAAACATCTGTTACATTGTCTAATGTTGGCGTATAAACTAAAAAGTTTTCTGCACCTTTTAATGAAAAACTATCATAGTCATTTAAATAAATAATTTCTTCTAATACTTGTGCTGTTTTATCTACCTGTACATCATCATAACTTGCGTATCTATATCCAACGGAAGTTGCAGCATTTAAACCCCTATAATCTGTAATTAATTCTAAATTAGCTTCGCCTGTTGTTAAATCAATAGTCATATTATTAATGATATATCTTTTGTTTCTAATTACTAATCTATCGTTTAAAGCTATTCCTAATGCTCTGCCTGAACCATTTGTAACAGATGAATTTAATAAACTTGTAGGGAACAACGCTTTACATTTAATAACTCTTGTTTTAATATTATATAAATTATCTACATAGTTTTTATAGTGTCTAAAATACAATCCTTTTGGTGCTAAAACATTATACCAAGGCGATTGTTCATTACCAAAATTCATAGACATCAAATATGTATATGTTAAATCTGTAGGCACACTATTATATTCATTTGAAAATCTAATGTAATTATCTTGATGCGAGTGTCCTGTTTCTGTTGTAACATAAAATCTATCTGAACCTGTTAAATCAGTAGGTAATTCACCATTGTTATAAATCAACATTGGTTTTGGCGTATATGGTTTTAAATCTTTATCTATTAATGTTGCAGTTTCAAAATTGTAACCTACAGCACGTTCAAATAAAACATTTTCAAATGGTAGTTTAATATCATAATTTGCACTTTCGTTTGAATTAGTATTAGTATAAATTAAATCACCATATTCTTTATTGTATAAACCTCTATAAGCGTTATTTAAAATGTTATTGCTTTTTTCATATTGAAAATTGATTGCCTTAAATAATTTAGGGCGTTCTATTTCCATTTCATCTGCATAAACATATTTTGTTATATCTAATATTTTTCCTGCGTTGTAATACATTTCTAAAGGTAAAAATTCAAATGTATTTATATCTTTAGGAATAATCATTAAGTTAAACGCTTTAATAATTCCTGTAATAAAATCATTAACAGTAATATCAGGTACATAATCATTTAAATCAATTCTACCTGATGTTGATTGTGATGAACTAAATGCACGTACGGTAACAACGCTTGAAGTACGTGAAGGAAAATGATTTACAAAACTTCTTCTATAATGTAATTCTGTTGTAAAATTAAAATTTGAATTAGAACTAATTTTAACTGTATATGTATAATTAGCACCTTGCACATCTGCATAAGCAAAATCATCTAATTGTGATTGTGAATTACCTACACATTGATAGGTGCGATATAATAAATCATTTTTAAAAATATAAACAGTGTAATTAACAGCACCAAAACCTGAATCAGGCGTTACATATATATCAGATGTTATACGTGCAGAAAATGAAGGTGATGTAGTAGGTGCAAAATTCCAATTAGTAGTAACCACATTAGTTGTTAAATTCATTTCAGGAAACGGACCTGCAAGAATAGAAGTGAAATCTACCATTAATTGCTCGGTAGTATATGTTATTGTTTCACCATTCTTAAGATATAAATATAAATTGTTCCATTGGTCTAAACTAAAGAAACTACCTGTAAATGTTACGCCATATTTTGTTTGTATAAATTCAAACACTTTCCATAAAGGTACGGCAGGAAATAACTCATTCCATTGAATAGCACCTGCAGTGTGAGTAATATCCTCGTGTGATGCACCTGATTTATAATAGAATTTTCTTCGTGAACCAATTAAAGGATAGCTAACTAAATAACTTGTTCCTGTAGGGTTTATTCTATTAATTACATTAGTTGAATTATAAGTGTGATTTAAACTACTGAAATCTAAAGTGTTTAATTTATCATCTTTAAATTTATCTTTTAATTGTGTTAAGTTACCATAAAACGTAACTGTATAACTTTCAATAAATCCGTTCTTTTTATTTGCCTTTTCTAATTGTATATTCCCTTTCTTAAATAGAACTGAATTTACTTCTATATAAGCATCATATCTTTTTCTATGGTCGTAACCATTATCTATAGAACTTTCGTACCAATGTGATAGTATTTTGTTATTCTTTTTAGATGCAGGTATTGTAAACGATTGTGTAAAGTCTGTATAGATTTTTCCTAAATCATTAAAATTAGAAACAGCACTTGTAACAGATATTTTTTCATCTGAAAATAATTCTAATCTTTTTGAAATTGTATCTGTATAAATATAAAGTGAAACTACATTCATTATATTACGTTGTTAATTAAAGTATCTGAATATTCAAAATCAATAGTAAAGTTTATATTTTTATCTAATAAATTAGTTTTGTATTGTAACGATTGTGTTTTAATTGTTACAGGTTTTGCATCCAATAAAATAGTTTCACTTAACATTAATTCTTTTATAAAAGTATTATATCCTTCGGTAACCCAACCTGTGTTACAAGTTATAGTTTGCTTTCCGTTTATGTTAAATGATTTATTTGTTCCTTCGTTTATATTATAGTATATTGCAGAAGGTATTAAATTATATTTGCTACCTTGTACATCAATTTTATTTGTTTGTGCCTTAAAGAACGTTATTTGTTGCCACCCACCATTTTTATTTACATAAGTACAATTTACAGGCGTATATTTACATTCTTCTAACTTTTCTGTATAAACTCTATAAATAACACTTGCGACATCACTTTCAATTTCACAATAAGAAGAATTATTAAAAGCTAATGGGACTTTATAATTAAAATAATCTGTTGAACCACCACTTAAAATAACAGTTGAATTTAATAAAGTACCTGCAGCATTAAAATAGCTAACTATATAATCATTTGCAGGTTCACGTTTCATTAATAAATTTAAAGATGGTATATTATTGTAATATTGTATTTTATTATTTGAATTGTTTGATGCCCCTAATAATATATAATCTTCATCATCGGTAATATTATAATTTACACCATCTGATACTTCTGTATAAGCATTAATACCAAGGTATAATGTAGTATCTAATAAAGTAAATGCACCTGAAACGTTTTTATATCTTTTTACTTTTACAAAACACCATTCATTATTACCTGCTACAGAAGGCGTTGTTCCATAAACAGCAACAATATGATTAACATATTCTAATATATAAGGCGATATATTATAGTTAGTTTCTATTTGTGATGCAGAAGTAATATTAGAACTTAAAATATAAGTTGGCGTTGTAGGTTCTGTTGTACCTTTATTCCAAATAAACAACTCTACTTTACTACCTGTTTGCCCTGCTTCATCTATTATTATTTGGTATGGGCTTCTTGCACTTATTACTTTCATTTTTTATCTTTTAAATTATAATCTACCATTGTTTCAACATCCTGACCGAACGCCTTTATTAAATCTATATCTATGTATTTTTTATATCCTGCTTCAAATGGTTTAGTAAAGAATAAAGAAGGTTTAATACCTTTGTGAAATATAGAACGTGTAATTAAATAAGCTGTTGAATCGTAACTTAAAAACCTACCTCTTTTATCCCTGAATTGAAAACCTTTTTGTTTAACCCATTTATTTATCCCTTGTGTTAAACCACCTTTTTTACCTGTACCACTACCAAACTTATAAGGGCTGTTAGGTGCTTTATTAGAACTTGTTTTACCTTTAACACCTAAATCTACAAATGTTCCATAATCATTCATTGTAAACCCTACAATAGCATAATTATCATCTGTTACTATTTCACCTTTTAAACTATTTGCTAATGAACTTGTGTTGTTATGACCTGTACGTTTTAAATTATCCTTTGCTTCACGAATAACATAATCACGAAACATCTGAATAGTTTTATTTACTTTTTCAAGTTTTAACATTTTGTCATTTTGTTTTCAATAGCAATATCAAAAGTAAAAGTTACACCTGCTATTTTGTTTTCAAATCTTTCAGTAAAAAATTCAATGTTTGCAGTACCATTAACTAATTCGTAATCTTCTGCTAAAGCACCTCTGCTTAATACTTCTAAAAATCTATTTGCTACAGCTAATTGTGTGTTTAATACATCCTGCTCATTATCGTTACCAAGAAATATATCTGTAACTTTTGATTTACTTTCATCTACAATATCCATACATAAAATAGATATATTATAATTTAATACAGGACCTTGATACGATACTGAATTAACTATAATATGACTTAATGGAAATATAGTTTGTTTATTTAAATCTACTTTAAATATATCACCTGTTGTAACTGTATTTACAAATATATCTTCTTGTAGTTTATTCTTTATTACTTGTGTTATTTCGTAAAATGTACTCATTATCTTTTTTTAATTAAATCCGATTCTATTTTGTTTTTTTGTTTTTCAAATGTTAGGTATGTTAAACATTGGTTAATTGGTAATTCTGTGATTGTGTCAAATCTTGTAATATCCCCCTGAGCAAGTCCATAGATTGAAGAATACCAACCCCATCGTTTGCCAAACTGTGCTGTTGCAGAATAGTCTGCATCTGCTTGTTCGTATCCAAATAGTTCATCGTACTTTTCAATAATTCGTTGCCTAAATTGTAAAAAAAAACATTAGCACCAAATACAACATCCAAAGGTGCGTGTTTCATTACATCACTATACGTTATACTACCATTATACTTTTCTATTTCGTATGTATTATTTAAACCTTTCTTTTTAATTGGTCTATACAATACAGCCATAGCTTTATGCATATTATCCCAATCACCAATGTATGAATCTAAATCTGTATATTCGCCAAAAGTCATTTCATCTAAATCAGGAATAAAACCAAATTCAACTCCACCAAGTTTAAATCTGTTTATAAACCTATGTGAAGTAACATCAAACATTTTACCAAGTGATGCAGTTATTTGTAACACATCCTTATACTTGATTTCAGCAACATCTTTTAAATCTATATTGCAGAACGTTTGAACCATTTTCTGATTCATAAATTCAACATCATCATTATCTTTAGCTATTTTTAAAAACGCCTGATATTGTGATAACTTAATTTCATTTAATTCTGTTGGTACGCTAATTTCTAATTTCATATTATTGTTTTTTATATTAATAACTATTTTGTGATATTGTATTAAACAAAAAAAAGGCACATATTTCTATGCACCTTAATTAACCAAATTAACTAATCTAAAACAAAATTTAATCTTCTATTTCTTCTATTGCTAAATCTATTATATCATTGATTTGCTTTTGTGATAATATTTCCCATACATCAACGCCTTGTATTAATATTTGTTCATCTTCAATACAGCTTCCTGTATAATCATATGAATCACCTTTTATATAGAATCCTTTTACTTCAAATTCTATATCACAATAATTAACTGTTACTTTTACTTTTTTCATTTTTCTTTGTTTTAAATTTTTAACAAATATAATATAAATTTGTTACATAAATTAGTTTTAACAATTATTTAACTTTTCAAATGTTCCGATGCTATTAAGTACATCTTTTGCATCTTTTTAATTTCACCTATATTACGTGGTAGGTTTATATTCACTTCTTTACCTGTAGCGTGATGAATATAACATTGTATTGTGGCTATCATTTGTCCGTATGTCATTTTATATTTAATTGATTATTAAAACAATAAATCTATTATTGTACAATAAACTTTATAGGTTTATTATTAATTTGTCAAGTTTTTGCCATCATTTACTTTGTCGCAAGTATAGTATTAATTTGCGACATTAATATATAAAATAGTTCCCTTTATTAGCATTTCCTAATTGATATGTAACAGCGTAACGCAACGGATCGAGTAAATGGTTGTGGGCATCGATTGGAGTTTTTGACTTTTTTTCTAACCAACAATAATTATTTAATTCTCTAATTAAGTTTATTGATTCAGGTGATACAATCAAATCATAATCTTGCAATACACTAATACCATACGTAACAGAATCAGGACCTTTAATTGCAGGTACAATATTTAATCCTAATGTTTGAAGTTCTGAAATCAATCTTGGCTCGGAAGAATCAGCTACGATTAAACCATCGTTTGCGTGTTGCTTGTTTAATTGATATATCTGACTTGTTGTTAAACCTTTTAAATAAAACCTTTCATTAATATAAATTCGTTTGTTAGAACTATCTATATTGCATTCTAATAAAGTTGATTCATCTGAAGCAAAACCATAATCTTGACCAAAGATAGATTTACCTATTTGTTTATATTCGCCTATAGTCCAATTAGTAAATATAACTCCTTCTGCTTTATCTAACCAACCACCTAAAATTTGATGCTTATATTTTTCAGGTCTACGTTTCTTTATATTCTCTATTTGATTTATAAATGATTCAGATAGGTTATTGATATTATCTAAATAGGTAGTATGTATATATGTAGTATCACCTTTGATTAAATTGCTTCCTGCTTCTACACCTTTATCTTCAAAGAACTTCTTATATATAAAGTGTTCTTTTGTTGCAGGGTTCAATATTAATAAAATTCTATTATGTATTCCTTTAGTACGAATACTTAAATCTATTTTATCAAATATATCTTCATCTGTTAATTCTTCTGCCTCATCTAAAACGAATGTTGTAACACCTGCTAAAGATTTTAAAGAAGCTGTTTGTGTACCACTACTTGTTTTAATACCTTTAAATAAGATTTTAGACCCTGTTTTAAGATTTACTATTTCATCTTTAGTTATATAAAAATCGTTGCTTAAATCAGCTGTTTCAATTTTGTCTATAAATTCAGGAATAATAGAAACGTTAGCAGAAGTTAAAGTATAACGTGTAAATAATATTACGTGTCCTGCTTCATAGGTTAATAGTAATAAAAACGAGTTAAGGGAATATGATTTACCACTTCCCCTACCACCTGTAATTACAAAGTACCTACTATCTGAACCTAATAGATTATATTTCTGATTTATTGCTATTCCCAACTTTGAAGATATCTTTTATATTAAAATCATTTACGTTGTGTGTAGCTTCTATTATTTCTTTTGGCTTACCAAATATATGTTCTGCAATAAATAACTGACCCCTTTGTGAATCCATTAATGTACCTTTAACAAAAGCTATCTTTGTTTCTTCTTCTGTTTCTTTATTGTACAGTTCACCTAATGCTTTTAGGAATATGTTATTTACTTTTTGCTCATCTACTTTCGTAGGTCTACCTTTTCCTAATTTATTACCCTTTTCAAATCCCATAGTTAAAAGTTATGTTTAAACATATTAATAATAAATAAAATCTATTGTTGTTTAAAGATTGATTTGTATCTTCATTGTTGCACAACTTAATTTATGTTTACCATTTTCTTGGTTACAATATTCGCATACTTCCCAATAGTAATCACATTGATTATTTATATTAGGTGGTTTTACAAAGTATGATTGTCTATATTCTGATGGTTCTGCTTTATATCTGTAGCAGGTCTTTGCTAATTCGCAATAGTTACCATTACACATTGTTATATCAGGCATAGTTATTTGTTTTTAAATTGTTTAAACCATTCTTCTTTTGTATCAATATTGGAATTTACTAAATCATAATGAAAAGAATAAAGTATTTTAATTACTTCTTCCTCACTATAACTTCTTTCTTGTTGCCATTTAGCACCTGCTATAAATGATTCATAATCACCAAAAGCATTAATAGTATTTAAATTATAATTTTCAGCGGCTTCTTCAAGTGTTTCTACTTTCATAATTATTTCTTTTTAATTTCCTTTAATATTATTGATGTTATTGCTGCAATCTGTATTAAAATTGCTATTACTCCTAATATACCCATAAAATTATTTGTTATATAATTTTGCTAATTCTTTTGCTACTTCTTTCCAATGTTCATTTTGTTGCATAGCACCTGAACAAACTATTCTGTTATATTCTTTAGTATACTTATTGTAAAGTATTACTGCTCTCTCGTATGGTGTTATTGGTTCTATTGTTGGTGTTATCATAACTTTTCTATTTCTTGTTTAACTTCTAAATAAAATTTATCAATATCCCAATTATTCTCATCACAATTAGAAAGGCCCAAATTTAAATCTAATATTTCATTAACTGCTATTAATGCACATACCTTAGCATCTTCCCTCGCTTCTTCATCATACATTAAATTTGATTTTAAATAACTGTAATATTCGTTAAATAAATCTACTGCTTTTGAGTGCGCTGTCATAATACTATACATTTAATTATTAATACTATTGCTAATGCAACTATAAATGATGCTATAATTGCAAATGTTTCTACTGCTATTTTTTCTTGTTTTGGTGTCATAGTTTTATGTTTTTATTCATTATATAAAATGCTTGTAATCTTTGTTGTATTAATGTGTGTTGTGGTGTTCCTTTAGTGTTTAACATTAGTGTGTTTAGTTCATCTATTATTTTGTGTTCGTATCTTGGTCTATCTATTTGTTCTTGTAATTCTTTTTTAAGTTTATCATTTTCAAATGTTAGTTTATAAATCTGTTGTTTTACTTTTTCAATTTCAGATAGTTCTTTTAATTCTTCTTCATTATCTATTGTAAAGTAACTTAATACAGTTGTTCTAAACTTCTTTAATTCAGGGTTATATTCTTCATACATTTTATAGTTCTTTAAAGCGTGTATAACTGTAGCGTGATTTAGTTCTAATGTATCACCTATAGCTTGGAGTGTTTTGTTTGGTTTTAATTGTTTTAATACATTACAATATAAAGAACGTAATTCAATAACTTCTCTTTTACGTGTTCTTACTTCTATATCTGTATTCGTTTCTTGCTTAATTATTTCTTTTAATCTTTGTGTAATTTCCATATTTGTTTTTTATAAAATTCCTCTTAATACATATTGATTTAAATCTACTTCTTCTTCACCGAAAAAGTATTTATAGTTTGCTATACCTTGTTCTAATTTTCTTTTACCACTTTCGTAAAATTCATCAGAACATTCAAAGATTCCAATATCTAAACTTCCTTTATCTATTGCAACAAAAACAAAGTTATCTACACCAAACATTTCACGATATAAATACGCTTGTAAATCATAACTATATTTAGATGCAGAATATCTAAATTCATTTAAACCTGTAGTAGTTTTTAAATCTACAATCATATTATCTTTTAATATATCTGCTTTTGCTCTAAATGGTATATCATCAATCATAGCTATTGCAGGTATTTCAAATTGTGCTTTATTCATATAGTGTACAGCTTCATCATTTCTTAATAGTGCATCTGCTAAACGTTCTGCATCTTTTAATTCCTTTGATGTATAAACATCTAAACCTTGTTCTTTAGCTTCTTTGTATGCTTTTCCTGCTTTTGTTGCTACATCTACAATTACTAAATCATCTATTTTATGTGGTTCTAAAATCATAGTGTGAAATAGTTTACCATCACGTAACGCTTGTGATTCACCTGAACCATATTTAGTAACGTATTTATATGTTTTAGGTGATTGTATTAGCATTTTTAAACTTGAACTGCTTAATGCGTTTTTACCTAAATAACCATAGTAAAAATCATCTTCATACATATTATCTAAAAGTTCTTGTTTATCCCAAATTTTGTTGTCGAAAGTTTTAATTGTTGTTTCCATTTATTATTATTAGTTTTAAAATATAGTTATAAATACTTAATTCTCTTGTTGTACTGTTAATCATCTTGCTTAATTGGTCTTCATTCAATAAAGTTTTGCCTGATATTAATTCATCTACATATCCTTTTAGTTCCCTATCTAAACCAAGTATTATAGATTGTACTTTGATTAATGCGAGTTCATTCATTATCTTATTTTTATGTTATTTAAATTAAACATTGTTTCATCATAATTTAATACATCTTTTACTTCTTGTTCATACGTATCAGAATTATTAAATTCAGTTCTTAATGCTTCTGTAATTTCTTCTAATTCGTGTTTTACATAAGTGTTTTCTACTTCTGCCATTAACCAAGTAATGTTTTCTAATCGTTCAATAATTTCTTGCTTTGTCATAGTGTTTGTTTTTAATTGTTAATTTATATATGCAAATATAAACAAGTTATTAATATAAAATACATTTTTTAACAAAAATTTAAGATAAAAAAAAGCTACCTTTTATTAGATAGCTTTTGAGTTATAATTTTTCTATAGACTTCATTAACGGATTCTTTATTGTTTCCACGTTTCCAAAGGAAATCCATTATCCTATTTATTCTTTGTAGTGGTGATTGTTTACTCTTTGTCATTTAATTTTTCTTTTAGTTTCTGAACGTAAAGTGTTGCATCCATTAATTCTTCTTGAAGATGTTGTAGCCATTCTAAAGCGTTTAAATCTTCTCTATCAAGTGTAACACCATATTTATTTATTCCTGCTTCTGAACGTTGTTTAAATTGTTCTATTACTGATTCTACTATTGTATCTTTCATTATAATTTTAATAATATTTTAAAATGTTCTAATGCTATTATGTAACCTTTTTCTTCTTTAGTTTTTTTATTTATATATTTATAATGTTCTAAAGTTTCATCTATTAATTCTATTATTTCTTTACGTTTCATTTGTTAAATCTTTTTGAGTGTAATGTATAAAGCTCCATTGTTTTTTTTAAAGCATCGTGTTCTGTAAATTCAACATCAATATTATTTTCTTTGTAAGTATATTGTTCTAATCTATTTGAAATTTGAAATTTAACTACTTTATATTTCTTTGTATATTGTATTGGTTGTATTACGTATGCTAAATCATTTCTATTGCAAATATACATAGATTGTATTTCTGATTCTGTAGGTGAATAATTTGTTTCTTGCTTTTTAGCCATTTAATTTTAAAAATTCAGTTTCACCATATTCTTTAAACCATTCTTTGTTTTCTTTGTATTTATCAATTACTGCATTTATAAATACTAATTCATCTATTGAACTTGTTTGCAGCTTTTTAATAATTGTTTCAATACTGTTTAAAATATTAGTAGTTGTTTCAGGGTCGGTATTATAAATTATTTTATATTCGTTTCTAACTACTTCTTCTAAATCTTTATTTAAGCTGTTTATTTTGTGTTTTATTTGTTGTTTGTATTGTGTTGTAAAAAATAAACTTTCATTTGCTTCTAAAAGTAATTGACTTAATAAAACGCTTTTTAAATATTCCTGTTGTATTATGTTTTGTTCCATTATATTAAATTTGTTAATAGTATATTTATTTGATTCAGTACCTTTTGTTTTTCGTATAATTTACCATTTTCATAGTAGATTAAAAAATGTGGTACTTTAAATTTTTCTTTGTAGTTTGTTCTTTGCCTTTCGTGATTTAATTTAGCTTGATTCTGATAGGGCGTATTCATATACATATAAGTTATTGGTTTAATCTGTAAACCTAAAAATAATTTATCATTTGAATATGCTTCCCAATCAGTAAAATAGTTTTCATCTAAATTATAATCAGCTTTTTTAAAATCAATGTTTGGGAATTCCTGTTTTAATTCTTCTATTAAATTTATTTCGTTTAGCATACCATTCCAAGTTTGCCCGAGTACTCTAAATTTTACATAGTCATAACAAACAGCTTCACTTAAATTAGTTAATTCAATTAGTTTATTTGTTACTTCTTTTAAAATAGTAATTCCCATTACTGATTCATAGAATCTATACCAATCTGAAGGTTTTAATTCTATTGTTGATTTGTAGTAATCATCAAATATTTTAGCACATTTACCAACAGATGAACTTCTAAATAAATAAGATATTTTTTTATCTTTATTAAGTTTAGAAAATTCATCTTTACTTAATGATATTTCAAACCTATATTTATTGTGCATCTACTTTATATTCGTTGTAAACTTTTCTTAATTCTTGTATTTTACCTGCCCAACAAGAACCACAAGAACTCAACTGTAACCTATAATTAAATACATTGTAATAAATTTCAGCTATTGTATTTTGTTCTTCTGCTGTTAATGAACTCTTTTTAGGGTCTATTAATTCAGTTAAAGCATTGTAATCTTTTTCAGTTAAACAATTAATGTTCCTGTTATAAGAAAATAACTGATTTAACTTTTCTTTACGTTCATCGCATCCACAATCTAAACCTGTTGCTTTGCTAAACATTTCTACTGCTTTTTTAATTCCTGTTGCTTCTGTGATTTGCTCAATCGTATCACCTAAACCTTGTGCTTTCTTTTTAGCCATTTTAATTTAATTTAGTTATTAATATTGTGTGTTATAATCATTAGTTTTGTATTCATCATATTGTTTTTGAAACTTATTTCTTAATATTTCTTTATAGTTTTTAATGCTATGAAAAATACTAATTAAACTTATTGTAGTTTCTTTTGAAATATCACGCATTGATAAATCATTATCACGATACAATTTAAATAATTTCTTATCATACCACCCCCAATTATCTATTTCTTCATCAATCATTAAACATATATCATTGTAGGCGTTTTGTTCTTCTATGTTTGAATCATCAAATAATTCCCAACATCCATCAAAAGGCACTTTATTTACAAGTTTCTTTTTATTGTAGTATTGGTAGTATAAAGAACGTAATGTAAAAAACATATATCCTTTACGTACATTACCTTTATCATCTATTAACTTTTCTGCATTTGCATACTTCATTAAAGCAATATAAGATTCTTGTACTATATCTTCTGCATAGTCAAACTCACCAAGTTTCTGAATAGTTTTAACCCATTCTTTGTGATGCTTTGCTACTTGTTCGAGCCATTTGAAGTTGTCCATAAAAAGTTAAATGATATAAATAATATTACTATTTGAATTGTATGGTCTGTTTCAATATCATATACATCATCGTTATATAAAGCACCAAACATTACTCCTTTAATTGGCGTTATAATAACATCGCATTCAAAAAAACTTGTTGCTAAAAATACTAATGCTAAAATAACTACTAATATTACTATAAAAAATTCCATACTATAAACTTTTAATTGTTAAAAATGCTTCTTTTTTTTCTGTTATTACTTCTTTAATTTTAAAATTTACATTAATATTAGTTAGTTCTGAATCTTTTTCTTTTAATAAATTCATTATGTTTTCAATTTCTAACCAATTATATTTTGATTCCATTTGAACTAACTCCTGTAAATATATTAACTTTTCTGTTAAGTCTTTAAAATAACTTATTAACATTTTATTATCTGAATTTAATACAAGCATTCGTGTTGCAGAAGTATGTAATTCATCTAAGTGTGTTTTAATTGTTGTTTCCATATTAAAATATATCTTTTAGTGGGTCGTAAAAAGCGCCTTCAACTTGTGGCAAGCCAAAACTATTAACTTTAAAGCTAAAATTTTCAAATGGCGCATTACGTGAACGCTTGCAAGATACTGTTACTAAACCCTTGTTTACTGTATTTAATTCTAATTGTATTTGTGTTTCTGCTTTCTTTTCTAAAAATGAACCTAAATGACCTGTAGGTTTATCTGAACCAAAGTTACTATGAATAACTGTTACTATGTGGCAATTTAATTCTTTTGACCATTTCATTAGTTTTTGAACTACAGCATTTGATTCTTCTATGTTATTTACATCACTACATAAATCTGCAATACCATCAATTATAACTAAACCTATTTCTTTTGCTTCTAATTTGTCATAAAGGTAGTATTCTATAAATTCAACACGTTCTTTAAATGATAATTGTCTTAATGCTAAAGTATGATATCTATCAGTTTTTATAGCAGTCATATCTAATGGTCGTTTAAATACCATTTGAGCGTGAAAATTCGATTGTTCTGTATCAAAGTGTATAATGTGTTGATTTTCTCTATTAGCTTTTAAATCGCCACAAAATGATTCTAAATGTTCTGCTAAATATATTGCTGATAATAAACTTACAAAAAATGTTTTCTTTGATTTTGGAGGTGCTTGTACAAAACTAAAGTTGCCATAAGTTCCTAAAGGGACCGGATATTCTTTTGAACCATCTTTTGTATCATAACTTTTTGTGCCAAATGATATTGCAGGTTTAGGATATTCTATTTTCTCTAATGGATTTATAAAGCAATCTTCTTCAAACATTTGCATTAATAGCCTTTGTGCTTCTATATCCATATTATTGTTTTCTTGTTTTAATTGTTTTTAATAATTAGTGCAAATATATTTAATCTGTATTTTATTTAAATTAAACCATTCGCCTCTTACTCTAAAATCTTTATATTTAATATGTAATTCATTTTCAATATTTTTATCAAAAATTTTAATTAATTTAATATTAGGCTTTTCAGATTGTAATGTTTTTTCTCTTTTTATCGGGTCTATACTTCTGCCTATTTTATATAAATTAGTATTATCATCTTTTATAATATATGTTTTAGAATATTTTTTTTCTTTTATATTTTCTATAATAGTATTTACTAATATTCTTTCATTTTTATAATTTTTTTCATCTTCTATTTGTTGTGGATTTTTAAAAAAATCTTTTATTTTATCTTTTTGATATTGACATAAATCATATCACATTATAGAAATATAAGACATTATTTCATAAATTTTATCTCTTGTATTATCATATTCAAACCACGTTGGTGTTGCATAATAATCTCTTGCATAATTTATTCTTTTATTTAAATAAAATTTGTCTTTAAATAATATTTTAAAATTAATATAATGATAAGATTCATAATTTATATTAACAACTTCTATTTCTTTTACTTTAAATAATTCTTTTGTTTCAAAAAATATTTTTTCAGCTAAACTTGTACCACTTGTAAATTCATTCATTGTTTCTTTGTTTGTTTAAAAAAAGGGGTTTTTACACCCCTGTTAATTTTAGAAAGGCAAACTATCATCACCTACTACTTCTTTAGTAGCAACTCCTTCTTTCTTTTCTGCTAATTGGATAGTTCCATTTGTCCAAATCACGTTACCATTACCCAAATATGATTTAGGTTTTTTAGCTTCACGTTCTTCTTTAGTTTGAGAATCTGTAGCTGATACATTTTGTCCGAATTGATTAGATTCATCATTAACACTGATTGTAAAATTGTAATAAACTTTACCATCTTTACCTTGAACAAATTTTTCTTTAGGTAATTTGTCAACTCTTAAGCTTAAATTAATTAATGCTCCCATATTATTGTTTTTAATTTGCTTACCTTTTTTTACTGTTGTCAGCTATTCAGTTTTATTATTTAACTTTTAGTAATTCTGCACGAACTGCTTCCTGCATTTTGTATTTAGTTTGTATTGCTTCAAAGTTACCACCATTTTTTAGATATTCAATAGCTTTATTAAATTCAGGTGTGTTTTTATTTAAAAACTTTTTTTCATCAGCTACAGGTTCTTTATCGTGCTTATTAACTGCATCTGAATCTTGTGTATCATCAATTAAAAGTAAGTTACCTAATGCGTACTTTTTTGCGTAACTTGATGCAGAACCAAACTTTTGTGGCATTTGCATTCCTTTCTGTTCTAAATCAATACCTACAATAGCTGTAGCAGAAATAGAATCTAAATCATCGTTTATAGAAGCTGTAGAACGTAACATTGGAAATTGTAAAAATTGCGATTCTTCTATTTGTTCTGTAATTGTAAAATTCACTTTGTATTTTTCGTTAAAAGGTTTAAGTGCTTCTAATATATCTTCTGCACTTCTAAAGTTATATTTTCCAAAGCTGTTAAACTTTGACTTACTTGCTTTAAATTCTTTTTGAATTAAAGATAATTTTTGGTTTAATGTTAATTCCATTTTAATTTGTTTTTGAGTTATAAAGTTCTTGTTTAATAATTGTTTTGTATGCTTCAGGGCAATCTATATCTGCTAATTCAAACACATAAGTTTCTAATGTTGAAATATGGTGTTCTAATTTACATATTTGAGCCTGTAAAGCTTCCATTCTAAATCTGTTGTAATCTAATAAATCTTTCATAATCTTATTTGTTTTTAAATTAATTTTGAATATTCATATAAAACCTTCATTTTATCATAACTATCGATTTCAGTTGATAAATTTGGATATACAAATTTTAAAGTGCCTTTCATTTGTTCAATACGTTTGTTAGAATAATTATCTAATTCATCTTGTAACATTTCATAAAATCTAACATACTTACCATTTGTTGAAGTATCTTTTATAATTTCATTTAATAATTCTTGTTCTATCATAATCTTATTTGTTTTTAAATTGTTCAAACCAATCATTAAAACTATATTTACCAAATTGACCTTCAAAAAATGCTACTTCTAAATCTTCCTCACTAAAACCTTGTTGTTGCTTTTCCATTTCTTTGGCTTGTTCAATTTTGTTTCTAAAATCAGGAGTACAATTTTCAATACTTCCAAAATTTGTTTCAATTAACCATTCTATTGCTGTTTGTTCTTGTTTAGGTTCTTCAAGTGTTTCTTGTTTAGGTTCTTCTTTCATAGTAGCTTTAAAGTTGTAATGTGTGTTACCACTTTCATCTGTTGTTGGCTCTATACCTGTGTTAGCAAATAATTCTTTAAATGTTTTTGGTGTTTCCATAATATTTGTAGCACTTATCCTTGCAATCGGGTTTGTTTGTTTTTAAATTGTTAAATAAAATTTGAAATTAATAATTGCATAGTAAATAAACCTGCCCATAATAATAAAGCTAATCCGAAATTTTTTAATGTTTGTTTCATAATGTTTGTTTTTAATTATAGGGCAAATATATAAATACATTTCAGATAAAAAACTACAATATAAAACTTTAACAAAACTTTAACAAAAAACCCTGCACTATTAATACAGGGTCTTAAAACAAAGAAAAACAAGAAACAAATTATAAACTATTAACCTTTTCAGTATAGTGTTCTATTAGTTGTAATAAATCCGATTCTGTAAATTTAACTACTTCTTTTGATTTTATCATTAAATCTTCAGCAAAGTTATCACCATATTTTAAACAAAGTTTTTTACCAAATTCAAATTGCATACCTTGATTACATATATTGCAGGAATAACATTGTACTTGTACATTAAATTCATCCCACCTTGTTGAATAATGCCTTCTTGATGCGAAATGACCTGCTTGTTGTTTTTTATAATCATTTTTAACTCCACAAGTAAAACATTCAGATATATTATTAATAGCATATCTTCTACGTATGTACTGACTAAAGATTTTATCTAACTTTTCTACTAATGATTTTCTTGTTGGTTTTTTCATATTTCAAATGTAAATTTAAGATATAAACAATTTTGTTAAAAACTTTTAAAATTAATGTATCTTTTTTTTATATACCTTCGTGGAATCAAAAACGATATATATGAAAGTTAAATTTAAAATAAAAAATGAAAAAGATAGATTAAGAGAATTTATAAAAGAATTTGAAAATATTGAACATTTAAATAATTATAGAAATAGTTTAATAAAAACAAATTGCTTTATTTTTAAAGAAACTTACCTTCCTTGACCTTTATAGATTTTTTTATAGTTCTTTGAAGATTTTAATTTAGAACTTTTACTTTTGCTGTGTATGTTGGGTCTTGATATATGTTTATCTTCTTTTACAAGAACAATCGTTTGCTTCGCCATATTAAATATAAAATTATTATTCCTAAAATAAACCACAAATAAATAAAGTAATTAGCTTTTTTATCTATTTGCTTTTCTTTAATATTTTCTTTACTTGATGTTTTTACTTTAATATCAGTTTTAACGTGTTTTAACGTGTTTTCTGATACTTTTATCTTATTGTTATATAAAGTATTAGTTTTAGTTTTTTTATAGCTTAAAACAACGTTTTTATATGTTTTACCTTCTACAATAAATTCTTTACAACTGTCTAAAGGTTTAATAGTAATTTCATCAAAGTAAACAATTTTGTTTATATTAGTTTCTGCAATAGAATCTTTAACTTTATTTTCAGTTAAATCTATTTTTGTTTCTACTAAACTATCTTTTTTAATTTCTATTTTTTTAACATCTACTTTACGTGATGCACAAGAAAATAAAAGTGCACCACATATGATATATAATATATATTTCATTAAGATATAATTAAAGTTATTTCTTTTGCTTTTTGCATTTTAGCAAATAAAGAATCAAACGCTTTACGTGATTGACCTATAAAATCTTTTGAGCGAGTTCTACCAACTAAAATACAACCTTCTGTATTATGATTAGTATTTCCTGAATGAATACGTACACCTTCAAAATTAGGTACATTTAATAATAAAGGCAATAATCTTTTAAATCTATTAGACTGATTAATTATAACTTTATAAGTACCTCTTGGAATTGCAGTTTCATTTTTAATTTTTACATCACGTTCTTTATCTTCTAATGTATAGCATTCCCAAACACCATCAATTAATAATTCACCAATAGTAGAATTTTCTGTTCTATGTAACCTTTTAACTTCTATCTTCATTATTTTTGTTTTTTTCCATTAAATACCATCTACGTAAAGTATAACCTGAAGCTAACATAAATGCTAAAACTTTCATTGTAGCATCTACATTAGCAAAAGATATTGCAAAATATGTTCCTGTTAAAAGTGATAATTTCAAGTCTAAAAAATATTGTCTCATTTTCTTAATCGTTCTACTATATTGGTAACGCCCTCAATTCCTATATAAGCAGTAGCAATAACAACCCAATCAGATGAAGTTAATGTTTGATTAAATAAACCAAAACAAGCAATTACAAAAACTGATAATTTTCTGCTAATTAACTTATTTAATATAGAATCAAATTGTTGCATACTCATTACCTAATTATTTAACTTGATAAAGTGCATTAATAAATAAATCTATATTTTCGTATTTTTTATCATTAATAGATAAAGATAAATCTAAAAATATTAAACCTTCATTTGTACCTGATAACATTTGGCTATCTGAAACAATTTCATAAGGTTTTAAAATACCATCTATTTCAAAAGATTCAAAAGTATAATCTATTGAATTTAAATTAAAGCCGTTTTTTAAAGTTTTTATATTCATATTAAATTGATTTAATTGCTCTTGCCATTGATATATTTGCCGAATCTGCTGCGTTTCCTAATTGAATTGAAAATATAATATAGTTATCTACATTTGTTGTAAAAGTAGTTGATGATATTGCTGAAATAGAAGCAAAATCATTTAAAATGCTACTACCAAAAGAATAACCACTCAAAGTATTTGAGTTTATTCTAAATGTTCTCATCATTTGCGAAAATACATTTGTACCTGTAATTGTAGTATTTGTAGCTATTAAAGTAGCACCTGATAAACTATTAGTAGTGTTTTTATATATTCTAATATTTGATGTACTTGCAGTTCCTGTTTTACTCATTCTGCAAATAACTTCTAAAATACCATTAGCTAAATATGTATTAGCAGGTATTAATAAAGATTGACTTAAAGTATCTGCAGTAGTTCCTGTTACAGCAGTTCCGTCTGTAGCTGTTAGTGCTATAACAGAAGGGTTTAATGAATTATAAACTTCTGTAAAGTTATCATTAACTTTTACAAAAGATGCTCTTAAAGTATCCCCTGTTCCATCGTTGGCTGTTGTACCTACGTTAATTGTTTGTTTTGCCATTTTTTAAATTTTGTATTTGTTCGTAAATTTCTAATAATTCTTTTTCTTTTTGTGTAATTAAATCTTCTGTAGCAGTTTCTTCTACTTCTATATATTGAACTTCAATAAGTCCGTTTTCATCATAAATTTCATTTCTAACTTGTGCCATAATATTATGCTTTTCTAATTGCAACCATTGGAATATTTCCCCCTTGATAATTAATAGAACCTAATGTTGAAGGAATTGAATTGTATGTTGATGCTATAAATCCTTGAGTTGCTGCACTAAAATTTCCTGATGTAGAAAACGCATAAACAGCAGCTTGTGATAAATGTGTAAATACATTTGTAGCATTATTAGCAATAAAACCAATCCAATATGTTGTACCTGCATTAAAGGTAAATGATGTTGTAGCTGTTTTATTACCTATTGTTGAACAATCAAAATCAGCACTTTCATATAACTTTGAACTTGGTACACCATTTAAATCAGAAAATATTAAAACTTTTGCTAAACCGCCAACAAATAAAGTACTTACGTTTATACCTAATGATTGCGTTGTAAAAGTTTGATTCGGAAAAAAAGGCATACAATATAATCTATTCGCTACAACTGTTGATGTTGTTGGTGCCGATGAATAAACTACATATTGATTAACATATTGACCACTAACAATAAATTTTTGAGCGTGAACTCCACCACTATTTCCACCACCACTTATTTCTAAATCACCACTACCTAATAAAGAATTTCCATTTATTGTTTTTATAGTTGAACCACTAACTAATGTATCTTGCTTTTCAGCATAAATATCATCAATATTTTCATTTACTTTAGCAATAACTATTTTTAAATTATCACCTGTTCCATCGTTTGGCGTTCTACCTATTTCAATATTTTTTTTAGGCATCTTAAATTAATGTTTGGTCTGCTTTAATTAATGTTGAATCTGCTTTATAAGCAGTTGAATCTACTGTTAAAGGTACTTGTGCAACTATTTCTAATAATGTTTCACCTGAATAAGATACAGAATAACTTGAACCCCAATCAATAGAATTATTAGTTGAACCTTGCCCCCAACCAATGTTATTATCTACTCCTTCGCCCCAATTAATATTATTTGCCATTCTTTAATTTATTTAAAAAGATTTCTAATTTCTTTACATTAGTTTCTTTTGGTTTATACGTTTCTTTTACTTTCATAATTTAATTATAAAACCCAACTTACAAAGTTAACATCTTTATCAGGATATACATCTGCATTTGAATTTAGATTATATTCAGGAAATAAAGATTGGTTAAAAGTCATATAGTCAATAAATCTATTTGTGTAGCTTTGTGCTGTATCACGTGATTTTTCAATCAAATAATCTATTTCTGTTTTATCTACTACTGTACTATTTTCAGAATTATGTTTAAATACACCTTTCTCGCTTATTTTAATAGATGCATAAGGTAAAAACTCTACCATAGTCCAATGTACTACCATCATTTTAATATAATCGCTTAAAAGCGTTGTATAAGGTGATGCTAAATTACCTGCTACAATTCCATCGTTAATTTTATTATATAATTTAGTACCTAAATAATTTTGTATGTGAACCTGTTGTGCTTGAAAAATATATTGTGTATATGTATCAGGGTCAACATTACCATTTAAAATAGTATATTTAACTAAATCGTTTGTCGTTATAAATAATGCTTTTGCTGCCATTTCTTATTAATTTGTATATCCCATTTTATCCCAATACTCTTGTGTGTAACCTTTTGTAGGCATATCGCTTGGCTTCATAGAAACTTCTTTTTCATTTCTAATTCTATAACCATATTTTTCAGCAGTAGCAGAACTAATAGCTTTTGCATTTGGATTTGTAGGGTCTATTTTAATACCTTCAAAACTTGCGTATGTTCTACGTAACCATTTATGATTGCATCGTGCTCCGCCCTTCCAAAGCCATATAGAATAAGTATCAGAACCACCTTTTCCAAAACCTGAATTTACTACCTTCGATTCCATCGCTATAATATCTTCTTTACGATATACTTTTTCAGCACGTAACATTTTTTTGCAAAATTCACGTTCACCTGTTAAATCGCCACTATAAACATATCTTGTAATAAATTGAACGCCATCTATAACTTTATCTTGTTCTGTGCTTTTTGCGTTTGGTCTTGCTGTACCTGTAGAAGTAATAAATTTCCACATTTTAGATAATGTACTTTTCTTTTTATTATTTAAAGCATTTATTTCAGCATCTAATTCTTCTTCTGTATCGTAATCTACTTCTGTTTCATCAATTAAAAACCATTCATCGCTTAATTGTTCACCTTTTTCAATTAAAGCATCTGCAATACTTTCAGTAGATAAATTGTGTGAACACATTTTAACACCTGTTTCTTCTTCCATTGTTTCGTTGTTCATTCCTGATACATCAACGAATTCTAAAGGTTGTATTGTTTTAAAATATAATTTTAATGATATACTATTAACAGCTAATATTTCATCTAAAGCATCGATTATTTCAAGTTGGTATGGTTTAATAACTATATTATCAAATAATAAAGTAGCAGTTTTAATTTCATCTGCATTGTTACCAAGTCCACCATCGCCCGTTCTGATTCCTAAAAGCATTGGTGAAGTAACTCTATGACCTACAATTAATTTATCAAAACATTCTTTACTTAAATATTCGTAATGTGCAGGTGCATCGTTTAATGGTAAATCTTCTACAGTAGTTTTACTTTCTGCATTAGCATTAAAAGCTATAATAACTTTTTCACCTCTTGCACCTGTTAATTTACCCATAACATCACGCTTCATTTTATCACGCATTTCCTCTGAAGGAATACCATTATTGAAGTTGATTACTTTTGTGCCACTAAATCCATTTTGAACATCGTTAATTTGATAATCAGCAATATTTTCTTCTAATAAAGCATAAGGTAAAGAACCTGAATAATCTATTGGAGAATAATAATCAAATCCTGATACATAAGGTTGAATAACATAAATTTCTACTTCATTACCATTACCAAAACCAAAAGCAGGAATACGTTTTACATCTTCACTTGGCTTCTTTTTAGTCCAATCGTGGTGATAATACCAAGCTTCTATCTGTCCTTTATCGTTGCATTTTTCAGCACGTAAAGTTTGCATAGGAAAATGTAATACTTGTTTAACTACTTTATTCTGCATTACAACTTGCATAGCAGCCATTCCTAATAACTTTCTTTCTAAAGCTATTTTACGCAAATCTGAATCTTTAATTATAGATTTCATTTGTGCATATTCATTTGGCTTCTTGTTAGAATCTAAAGCATCTAAACCTTTACCATAAATCATATTAGCAATACCTGTAATAATTGCACCATTGGTAGCAGAATATAAATATCTATCAATTAAATATTGAAAGTAATTGTTATCACTTCCATATTCAATGTAACTATTCTTTTTATTTTCTTGTATTACAGGGCTTGTATAAGCACTTAAATTTACTATTGATATATTACTCATAAATTTTAAATTCGTTGTTTGTAACGTTTGCTACGTATTGATTTTGGTTTACTGTATATGTATCATTCGCTTGGTTTGTGCAAAAGATAATATCTTTGTAAACTATATTATTACCATTTTTAATAGTTAAATTATAAAAGGTATTTTCTTTTAAATCAAATATTGTAGTAGTAGTTAAATAATAACTTGATAAAGCAAATGTAGCAGAAATTGTAGTTTCTTCATTTGTAGTTTCATTTCTTAATACAATAGTTGTAGCACTCATCACCCTTGGTATAAATGTTAATGTTTGTGCTGTAGCTTGTTCTCTTAAAATTATCATAAACTATTTTTATATATTAATAATTTAAATTCAAAATTGTTTTAATAGTTAAATATTTGTTAAAATAGATTTTGTATTATAAAGTTTTATATATTTGTCAAAACAATTAAAAACAAAAATTATGAATGAAGAACAAAGAGCAGAAGAAATTAGATTAAGAATGGATAGAGCATTTAGGGAAGTTTTACAACTATCTTCAACTAAAGAAGTAAAAGCTTGTTGTAATGTAGCTATAAAATTATTATTAGCAAATGATAATGCACAAACTAAAGAAGCATCAGATGAATATTTTAAATTTTGGAAACTTGTTGCAGAAAAAATAAATAAATAAATTATGTTAGGAAATAATAAAGATATAGAATTAATTTGTAGAAAATATTATACTTTTGGTTTAAATAGATTAGGAGGCGATTCTTTTTCAGAATACGAATGTTTTAAATTAGCAATTTTAGAAATTAATTCTATTTTAAATGTTTTAGAATGGCAAGATAATTATTATATGTACTATTATAGTTTAAAATTAAAAATAGAAAAAAAAATAAAAAAAATAGAAAAACAAGATGAAGCAGAAGATTGTTTATTTGAATATTAAAAAAAAGGGAGTTATTAGCTCCCTTTAATTTATAATTTGAATGTTAAAACTCTATTTATATCTGATTTATATTTTTTAATTTTATCTGATATTTTTGATAATTCTGCATTTTGACTATCTAAACCTAAATCTTTTAATTTTTGTATAGCTTGTACTATATTTTTTTCTATAACATCTAATTTTGGTAAATCATTTTTAATTAAAGATTGTTTGTTTTTAGCACTTTCAATATCATTATAGAATCCATCATAAATAGCACCAAAATCTTTATCTACAAAATTAAAATCAGATTTTATATCATCTAATAAACCAAGTTCAACTTTTTGTGAAGATAATTCTGTTTTGAATAATGTTCCCATTACTCTTTTTAATTCACTCATTTTTTATATTTTTAAAAGTTATTGTTTTAAAAAAAGGGATTTCTAATTAAAGTAAACCCCTTTTAAAAAAACAAATAATAATATTATGCTACAGTTCCTTCAACAATAGAAGCTAAAATACTTGTAGTTAATGGTCCTGTTATAAAGTTTGCAGGTACAGGTTCCATTCCTTGGAATTCCATAGAATAACCTGATAAATCAGCCATAGCAGCACCTGTAGAAATAGTTGAAGTAACTAAATCCATACCTTTAGTTAAACCTGCCATAAAGAAGTTTCCGTTGTTATCTTCTACTATAATTTGTGGTCTACCATAAGAAAGTAATTTTAATTGCTTGTGGTCTGCAATAGTTAATTTCTTAATGCTTAAAGTTAATTTTTGGTCTACAAATGTAGTTCCGTTTTCTCTTGATGAAGTTACAGTTTGTTCAAATGTTGAAGTTCCCTTCAATTCATATTTGTACCCAACAGGAGTTCCACCTAAAGCTGTAATTACATCTTCCATTCCTGCAGTTGCAGAATAAGTTACCGTTGTAGCATCACCCCAATTAATGAAGTATGCTGCTCTCAATCCACCGATGCTATTTTTGCATTGTTCGGCTCTTCCTAATGATATATCGCAAGGCATAGTTTTATTTTTTAAAAGTTAATAAAAAAGGGAAGGCATTTTACCTCCCCTTATTTAAGTAAACTAAGTTAGTATTAGTTAGCGGCGTTTGTAATTCCGTATGTTACAATATCTTCTACAGCAGAATATTGAACACCTGCAGTAAAACGCATAACAACTCTTACATTTTCAGAACCATCAATGTCAGCCATATCAATCACTTTTACTTCATTGTAGTCAGATAATAAACCTGTTCCGAAATATAAGTTAGATTTTTGTGCTGCAATAGCAATGTTAGAAGCTAAACCATTAGCAACAAAGATTTTAACACCATCAAAAGATAATGAACCATTGTTAAACCATTGTGTACCTTGTGTATTAGTACCATTAGCACCTAAACCTGATGCACCAAAACCACCTAAAGCACGTACATATGCTCTTGCGATGTTTTGAGAAACATAGATGTATAAATCTTCTTTTCCGTAAAGTGAAGCAGGAATAGCATCTACGATTTTTCCTAATTCAGTAATTACGTTTGCAGCAGTTACAGTAGTTCCTGCAACTTCTTGTGCAGCAGGTAAAGCAGCATCTAAAGTTAACAATCTTGTGAATCCGTTAAATTCACCTGCATTAGCAGTTACACCTCTCCAAATGTTTTGTTCTGTTTTTTCAGCAACTTTAGAAGCAACGTGTGCTAATAAGAAATCTGCAAAAGCAGGAGGTAAAGAATCAAATGCAGAATAACCCATTTGAACGGCTTCCCAATCCGATTTAAATGAAGATTTACAAAGCTGTAAATTTACTTGAAATTCCTCAGGTTGTAAAATTCTTTCAGTTAATGTTACTGTAGAAGTAGCATCAAAATCACAAGTAGCATCTTTAACGATTGCATCTGTAGCAACTTTTTTAAGAACTTCTTTAAATTTTACGTTTGGTTTTACTTCAATTCCACCATTTGCAATAGTAGAACCTGATAATAATGCAGCAGAAACATATTTTCCTGCAAATTCTCCACTATAGGTAGTGGTCACCGATACACTTGTTGGCATAGTTTTTTAATTAAAAAGTTTAGACATAACTATATCTTGTGTAGTTAATTGTCTGTTAGATGAAAATTTATTTAGTTTTACTTCGTTTTTAACTTCAGGTGAGTGTGTTAATGGTTCAACAACTACATCTGAACTTAATTCTTCTTTAACAACTTCTTTTACTGATTTTAATTCAGCAATTTCAGTTCTTAATTTTTCAATTTCTGCAAAAAACATTTCTTTAGAAACTGATTCTACAATTCTTTTTGGAGTAGCTACTGTTTCAGCTTGTGCTTCAACCTCAACTTCTACTTCAGCTTCAGGTGCTTCTTCTACTTCTACAGCAGGTTCTTTAATTTCAGCAATAATACCTTCAACAGCTACTACTAAAATCATACCATCTTCTAATTCGTATTCTCCAACAGGCATAGGAATTCTGTCCTCACCATTAACAATAAAAACAGCTTTTTCCATTTCAAAAGCATCTGCTTCTATAATGGTAACTCCATCTTTAAGTTTCATTTGAGCAAGTTTTACTTCCATACCCAAAAGAGTTTTGATTTCATTTAAAACATTCATATTTACTTAATTTACTTATTAACGTATATTTTTATAATAAAAAAATTTTTTTTTGTTATATTTTTGTTAAAATAGATTTTGTATTATAAAGTTTTATATATTTGTAAAAACAATTAAAAATAAAAATTATGAATGAAAAACAAGAAGCAATTAATTTAATAGGTAAATTTCAAGATTTAGTTTTAGTAAATAATTATGATGAACCTGATTTTGAAAGGCAAAAAAAATGTGCTATAATAGTAATTGAAAAAATATTAGAATTATTACCAACAATAGATTATGATAAACAAGGAGAAGATTATGAATTTTTATACGATTGGTATAGTGGGGTAAGAAGAGAAATAGAAAGTATGTAAAAAAAATAAATATGGAAAAAACAATAATGCAATATCTATTAGATTTAATAGAATCAAGATTGATGTTAAATAATGAAAAAATCATTTACAATATTGATACAAATTATTTTTTAACAAAAGAACAAGAACAAAAAGATGATTTTGCTTTAAGATTTGCACAATGGTATCATTCATCTAATAATAATGAATATCATTTATATTCTAATAAAAATATAGAAGAACATTTAAAAATATTTAAAAAAGAAAAAGGGTACTAATTTAGCACCCTTATTTTTTATACAGATAATAATTTATTTAAAATTGTATCTAACGCATTTAAATTACCACTTACTTCAGATTTTGCTTTTTGAACTTTTTGTAATTCAGAATCTAATCCTAAATCTTTTATAAGTACTTCAGCTTTATTTAATTCTTTTAATAATTCTCTATTTTTATTTATTGAAACTTGGGTAAGTTTTGCAGCTTGTGATTTTAAATCTAATGCTTTAATAACTTCTTTATTTGCTTCAGCTAACGCACCTTTTAAATCTTCATATATAGTAGCTAATTCAATTTTTTGTGTAGCTAATTCTGTTTTGAATAGTTTATTAAAAACCAATTTTTCAGTTTGCATAATTTTATTTTTTATATTAATTAATGTTATTTATTTTTGTTATAAATTAACCATTAGAACGTACCATAGTTCTTTCAGTATTTACATTTGTAACTGAACTTGATTGTTGTGCTACAGTTGAACCAATACCTTGTTCTTGTAATTCACCTTGGCAACATTCAGAACTATATTTTCCATCTTTACAAAGACATCCTCTTTTTCCACCTTTAGGCGAACTTGTTTTATTACCCATAATTTTATTTATTAATTTAAACATTATTCTTTTCTTATTTGCTTTAATTTTCTACTTGCCCATTCAATACCTGCATCACCACCCCAAGCTAACCACATTAAACGCCCACATCCTTCGCCTAATGGTCTATCTGAATTTTGTCTTTGTCTTTCAAATGATGCCATTCTTGCGATTGTATCTTCTGAAATTGGTTCTCTATTTGCTAATTGATTTGCCCTTGCTTTACCTACAGGCGTACCACAAGCACCCCATCCATTCTCTTCTGCATATCTTAAAGCTATCTTTGCATTTTCAGTAGCTTGTTCAGGATAATCTGTATATGATTCTAAATTAGTCTTTTTTTTTTCGCTATTTAAAATAATATCTTTTATTTTATTTAGCAATTCTAATTCTTTTTCTTGTTGTAAAGACATTTCTAATTTATCAGCAAAGTAACCTTCGATTGAAAAACCTTTTACTTTACCTGTTTTAACAAAATCATTCCAAATAGTATCATTATTTACTTTCATTGAAACTACCCAAGAACCTACAGGTGCATCTAAACCATATTTTTTAGATTTGTCCATTTCTGCATCTTCAACAATCCAAGATTCTACAATACTTAAATCTTTTAATTCTTTTTGATGTTCTAATGTAGCGTTGTTTTGATTTGAGTTCATTAAAAACAATTCACTTGCTTTACGTACTGTTTCATCTGAAAAGAAAATGTAATATTCATCATTACCATTTCTTCTATAAATGTGCTTGTTAGGAATTAAAGCAGCACCCATTAAAATACGTTTTTCATCATCAACTTTTGCCAAAGCTAATTGTTGATTTAATGAAACAAAATTAGATTCTATTGCAGGAAATTCTACTATTGAAACAGCATCAACTCCTGATAGTTCTTCATTTTCATCTATTATTAGTTCTATTATCTTCATATTATTAAAATAAATTAAGTTTTGTTTTGTTTTAATTAACCCATTGAAGCGTTGTTAATGATATTTCTGTTTAATGCTTGCCCTGTTGTAACCGCACCTGCTACTACATACGCTTGAACAGGTTGCATATTTTGTTCTGCCATACC